GAAGAAGTACCACTAAAAGCAGAAGCGGTGATTATTCCCGCAACGTCAACATTACCTGCAGTAATCGTACCACTTACATCAACATTACCAACTACGTCCAGTGCATTAGACGGTGCGGTGGTATTGATGCCAACATAATTATTTGTATCGTCAAGATACAATAAACCGTCATCATAACTAAATGGTTTTGCAAACTTATCACCAGTAATCGTTCCATTTGCTGGAACTCCAACTCCTAATGCTGTACCAAGAACAAGGCAATAGAAAGAATCGGTAACGTCTGGTGGAGTAGCAAATATAATTTGGTTATTTAATATCTGGTATGCAGTGTCTGCGTGCTGAACAACACCAGATAAAATTACTAAAATGGCATACGATGATCCAGGGTAGAATGCCTGACCACCAACAGTTAGATTAAAAGTACTTGTAGAACCATTAAACTGTGATGAAATATCATCAAGTTTTAAGTAGTTTCCGTTACTTAGAGATCTACCAAGATATGCCATTATGGTTTTTAGTTATTTATTCCGAAACAATTGGGAATAAGTTTGCAAGATTAGAATATGTCATATCGCAATATCTATCTTTCAGCGCAAACTCTCTAAAAACAAATGTCTCATCATAATCTTCTTTAGAGGTTAATTCTCTCAGATATTGTCTATAAGAAAGAAACTCATTGTATTCTTCCTCAGTTAAACTGGTAGTGGATCCAGTTTCTACCTGCTCTCTGTGTCTTTGAATCAACCAATCGCTATCTGTTAAGAAGTATTGAACTAAATTTTTTACTTCTACATTAAAACCAGGGTAAATTTGTCTCATTGTTATCTGTCTCCGTATAGTGTACCACAAGCATTCCAGACTCTGTATTCTTGTCCAGAAGGAAAAGCATTATTTGTCCATCCCAAATTATAAAAATCTGCATTCGCCATTGTTTCAACCATTCTTAAATCACATTGAATATTTGCATTTGCGAATGTATTTTGTAATCTATAGAATGCACTAAATCTATGTGCTGTATTTGATGTAATTTGCCAGGAAGATTCTGTTATTACAACAAGGACTGTTTTTCCTGCTGGAATTGTAACAGTGGCAAGTCCAATTTGAGGAGATCCATTAGAGAGATATGAATCTAAAGTTGTAAAAATTTGTCCATATGTTACTGAGGTTACAGTTGAATAAGTTGTTCCAGAACTATTTACAGGCGTCATTGAAAAAACAGCAGCTCCCATATTGGTTCCACCAGCACAATGAAAAGAATGATACACAGGCACATTTATATTAGATCCACTGGTATTTCTTATGGGCATAATCATAGTTGTTACATTAGTGTAAGAACTATTACGATTATAATTCGCAAATGCTTCTGCTATTCCTATTGATGTTCCCTGTGACGTAATAATTTTTCTATAGTGTGGTTTTCTATTTAAATACGAGTAATTACTAAAGGGGCTGAGAAGACTCTGATATCCAATCCCGATTCTAAAACTAAATTCATAGCTATGAGTTGCAATTCCAGAGTTTGCTGCTGGAAAATATGAAGGGGTCCCCCCACCACCTCCCGGTGGAACTGCGCCATTTGGCCAATAAGTAAGCCAGTCTTGTGTTCGGGGTTCAGACCCCATAATAGCAGCTATCACATTTGTGGTTCCTGTCGTAACCTCCTGTGAGGAAAGACCACTCTTTGCACTAATAGTTAATGCCTTAGAAAATGTTGTTCCGATACCAACAGAAGCAGTTGCTTTTGTTGTAATAGCAATACCTGGACCAGCAACAATTTCAATTGGTTCTTCACCACTTGCAGCAAGAGTTGTTTGTCCAGAAACATACCATGGATTAAAGTTACTTCCAAGATCTACGAATGCCTTGCCGCTTCCCTGATCACTGACATTAAATCCACTACCGTTATTGAATTGTATTTCACTTACATTATTGACAGTTACATTAGTTGCTCCACCCTGACTTGCAACTTCTTTAACGGTAAGAGATGATCCTCCTCCACCTCCAGAAATACTAACATCTACGGTAGTTCCATTGACAGCAAAAGTATTTCCAGTGCCGACAAAGTTTAACCTAGTAATAGGACCAGAAGTAATCGTTGTACCAGCAGAACTAATACCAAGATTAAATCCACCAGTTACATTTCCAGAAACAGTTAAGTCGCCAGTTACGAATGTAGAACTGATTCCTGAAGGATTAATTGTTAAGTCGCCAGAAGTAGTAGTAACTGTATTACCATTTAATTGAATATTTCCAGTTGTAACCGAAGTTGGTGTGATTGTTGTTGAGTTTGTTCCGTCAGTAACATCAAGATTTGATAGACTTGAAATATTAGATTCTTGTCCGCCAAAAGAAACAATACCTCTTTCTTCATTTACATAGAAAGCACTACCAACTCTGAAGTCTCCTTTTTGGTCAATTGAAACATAACTAACATTTGCTCCATTATTTTCAATTACTTCAGACTCTTGATTAACTAAGGATTCATCTTGCGAAAAGTCTTTTCCAGATCCAATGTGTCCGAAGTTAAAAGCAAAAAGTCTAAGATTGACACCCAGACCATCAGCATTAATACCAGTATTTCCAAAGACAGCAGCAGATCCAATGGACCTCATATCAGCACCGAACTGCTGGTAGTCTGCAAGAGTAATATTCGTTGCAGTTGCAATACCAGTTCCACTTCTTACAAATACAACATCTTGCTCTTGAATTGTACTATCGGTAAATATGGAACTTTGATCGTCACCGTCAAAGTGAAGTAGAAGTTTAGTACTCGTGTCACTGACGAATGCAGAAGTTGCAGGAGTATATGCACCAGTCTGACGAACTACATTTGATACTCTGAGTTCATCAAGATATCCATTCAAACTATCAGAGTCATTTGTTGACCAACCACCAATCTCTAAAGCATTAGAGTTATTGATATTTGTAGTATCAGTTCCAGTTCCCTCACTTGTTCCATTGAGTGAAAGGAAAAGAGCACCTGCTGCAGTTCTAGAGAATAGAGCAGTGTACCAAGTATTTGCAGCAATTGTTGTCGTTCCTGTAATTGTGGTGACTCCACACTGTCCGACAAGTTTGTTGCTGGAGTTAATTCTGAGGATTAAATCAGACCCTTTTGAAATCAAATAATGTGTTTCACCTTGAGAATTAATTCTTACTCTAGTCTCAAGGCAGAAAGCTCCTGTTCCAAAGTCAAAGTCTGAATTATTTGGTGTTGAAAGGTAATCTCCAGTTCCATCAAATGAAGCAGATGCCGTTCCAAAAACTTTTTCTGTCGTTGAAATTCTTGCACCACCATATCCTGTTACAGTTTTACCTGAACGTGAAGTTGCCGTCTGGAATCTACCTTCACCTTTACCTTGTAAAGTAATGATTGTAGTGGGTGAAGTTGTATATGCCGTAACCGTTCCAAATCCAAGTGCTTCTTTATAAGTTACATTTCCACTTGTTGTCGCAGACGACCCCATAGTAACTGAGAAGGTATTGACACCTACATATCCAGTAACACGATAATATCCATCAGTTGCAGATCCAGAAGTGAAGTCTGCATAGATTCTATCACCGACAGTGAGTCCATGACCAACTCTTGTGATTGTATTGGTAGTTCCTGATTGTGAGTATGTTCCACTCACAGAAGAATCTAAGTAGTATAATTGATCGTTTGCGGCAGGAGTAGTTCCTGTTACGGAAGATACTTTAATTCTTGTGCTTCCAGTGCTAGCAAGACCAACGTTTCCTGATACCGCATCAATTGCTTTGTCTGCAAAATAACTGAAGCAGTTAACCCACTCACTTCTAGCACCATTTGTCATCTTAAGTGCTGTGTTGTTTGGAGTGATAAAAGTACACTCATTAAACAACATTGCAGGTTCTAGTGTTGAAGATTGAACAACACTACCATCAATTAGTGCTCCTCTACCTGCTTTATAACTTGTTGGTGGATTATGTGTAGTATCAAATCCATATGGGTCGGTTGCAGTTATTGCACTTCCTCTATTGAGTACAGTAACTCTTTGGACATATGGAGACCTCAAATTAGTCTTCATATTATCGGCAAACCTGAATGCCCATCCAGGTTCGTACATATTACCAACGGTTAAATCGGTAATTTCAGTCTCACCATTTAGCAAGAAACAATCATTCTGTCTTGTTCCACTTGTAGGTTCAATGAAAGTTCCACGAATCCCGGCACCACGAATTCCAACTCCTTGTGGTACTGTAAGTGGGAATGCTTCGGAGAATGTGCCTACACCAACATGAATTAAATCGCCAGAGGTTGCGACTGAAAGTGCTTGTTTAACTGTTCTAAGTGGACGGTTGATTCCATCTCCACTGTTTGTGTCTGAACCGTCAACACTCACATAATAAGTATTTCCTTCACCGATTCCAGACAGTCCAATTGCTGAACCATAGAATGAAGTTGCTGTTAATATTCCACTAACAGTTGTATTGCTAGTTACATTACCTGTAAGGTTTCCAGTTACGTCTCCAGTTACGTTTCCAGTTACGTTTCCAGTTAGAGGACCACTAAATGAAGTTGCTGTGGCAACACCGGTAACTATAACTCCTGCAGCATTTGCATCAAAAGACGGTACATCAATCGAAGACGCTGTTATAATTCCAGAAGCATTGACATTATTAAATGATGAAGTGCCAGAAAAAGTGACTGAAAGGTCACTTGAAATGCCGGGACCAGAAATTCTTGTTAGACGTTCAAGTGCCATTATGGTTTTTTAGATATTTATGTAGGTATTTAATTTTCTCTCATACCATATTCAACCCACCCAGTAAGAATATATTTTGTTCCTGAGAGGGGGGGATTTCCCCTATGTAAATGCGTATATCCAGCTGGCCAAAGAACAAGTCTATTTCTTCTTGCTTCAACCCTAGCCTTCTGATACAAAAACTCAGTTTCTCCACCCTGATCAACATCATTCAAATACAGAATAAAGGACATTATCCTGTTTCTAGTTTCATGGTTTTCATTTTCAGCGTGCCAAATATGATAACCTTCTGCTGGTTCCGTCTTTTGTATCTTTATATCGAAAATTGTGTGACGAGAGTGTCTAGACAATGTTGAATACTTTTCAACATACAATGGATAAATTCTAGAAAAAAACTGCTCCATAAAATGTTTTACTGTATATGGAAGCAATATTTCCCCATTAGATTGATAAAATTGTGTTGCTAATACTGAAATTGCCTTGTCCTTTTTTACATGTGGTTCAGCATCATTTGTTTCTTGTCTTGAATATGTAAGACCACTGGATTCACAAATTTTGTAAAATTCCAAATACTTATCAATCAAATCCTCTTCAAAATAATTTTCAAAGATGCCGATATGATCATCGGTTACAACATAATTTTTTTCCATAAAAAATTAATTACTCATATCTAATTATAAGCACACCAGAACCACCAGTTCCGCCGCCACCACCACCGCCACTACCCGTGTTAGCATCGGCAGGAGCATTTGAAGGAGATCCATCTCCGGCACCACCAGTTCCTCCTGTTCCTGCTGTATTATATCCTCTACCGCCACCACCGCCACCATATCTGGTAGATGATCCAGATATTGAATATGCTAATCCATTTCCACCATTGCCACCTGTTGATCCATTTACACTTTGACCCGAATTTTCAGTTCCACCTCCACCACCTCCAGCAATATTGCCAGCGTTAAATCCATTAGATCCATTCCCACCTGGGTTTCCCCATCCATTTGCTGGTGAAATGCTACCATCAGTTCCGCCGGTAGCACCGCTTCCTGTTCCCCCTGCGTTTGGTTCATTATTTGCATTGTTGGGGTCAGAACCGCCGCCGCCACCACAACCTCCCGGAAGTGCTTGTCCCATACTGTAATACGACGATCCTCCTCCTCCGCCACCGCCCGCAGCAATTATATTAGAGTCAAATGAAGAGGGCGTTCCACTACTTCCTTTAGTAGTGTTAGGTGCATTTCCAGCACCACCACCACCAATTACAACATTATAAGTTCCTGGAGTTACTGGGAATCCTGTAGCATATCTTAGAGCAGATGCTCCTCCAGCACCATATCCACCGCCGCCTCCTCCACCTCCAAGAAGAAGATAATCTATACTCTTATTTCCACCATCAGCAATAAAATCTCCTGGCTCATTAAATGTATGGATAGTGTAGTTTCCACTGGTAGTTTTAGTGCCTCCGGTGGCACTGAATACAGTACTTTTGACTGTTACCCAGGCACCCTCTGGAGAATATACTTCTAGAGCATTTGTGGTGTTATTGAAAATAAGGGTCCCAGTAGCAGTTCCTACACCAGCATTACGTCCTGCTGTTGTTGTAGTTCCTATACCAATACTTGTGGGATTTATAAAACTATTACCTACTAAAATACTCGAAGTCGCCGTCACTACTCCAGCATTGATATCACCTGTCAGGTTACCCGTAACATTACCAGTTACATTTCCAGTAACATTACCAGTTACATTTCCAGTAACATTACCAGTTACACTCGCTCCAATAGATAATGTATTTCCACTAGTATTATAAAAGTTCAGAGAATTGCTCTGAGCCGTGATACTATTAATACCAGAAATACTATTATTCCTAATAACAGTCATTATTATATGATACTTTTCTAGTATTTATCAGACTACGACATACTCGCCGTCGATAGTCAAGACCCCATCAATATTTGCAGGTCCAGCAATAAGTCCGCTAAAGTTTGTTCCAATATAATGATTACCACTCAAGGTTTGGTCAAAGATAATCATACCATTGGAAACATAGAGTCCTTGGAATGAATTACCAACACCAACCAAGTCTGGATCGTCAAGATTGGTTGTATTAACACCGACAGATTTAGAGGTTGCAATACCTGCCGTATATGTTCTCCAAGTACCACCAGCACCAGCTCCTCCAGCAATACTGATATCAACGGTTGTTCCGTTTACCGCAAAAGTATTACCAGCGCCAATGAAGTTAAGAGAAGTAACTGGTCCTGATGTAATCGTTGAACCAGCAGAACTAATACCAAGATTGAAACCACCAGAAGCAGTAACAACACCAACTGCATTGATACCACCTGCTAAGACTTGTATTCCAGTTCTTGCCGTAATAATACCCAGAGAATCAATATTAGTTACATCTTCATAAGTCAGCGTTCCAGCAATACTTACATTACCACTTATTGATAAAGATGAAGCAGTAACAACACCAACAACAATGTTAGGAGTACCAGTGAGACCTTGTGCTACGGTTGCAATACCAGCAGTAGTTGCGTATCCAGCAGTAATAGCACTCGTCGCCTCACCAGAAAGTGATCCATCAAAAGTTGTAGCCGTAACAATACCAGAAGAGTTTATATTTCCAACAAGAATATTATCTGTGGTCTTTAATACTGCGTTACCAGTACGCCCATAGAATCCTGTGACTGAGCTTGTAGTAGCACCAGCAAATCCAATATGTCTTACCTGAATATCAACACCAGATCCTGGTGCCGAAGTAAATGTAAGATCATAATCATAAACACTATATGCTCTTATATTATAATTATCTGAAGGATACTGAACAACACCATCAAGAGTTACTAAAACATTCTGATTATTAACTGCTGGTTTTGAAAGTGTAAAG